CAAAGCGGGTATATAAGTCGCCCAACTCAGCCGGTGCGTTGTACGTCATCTCAGTTCGTATATCGGCGTACATGCTATTTAATCGACTTCGTATCAACACGCGCCGCAACGCTCGCCGACCGATAGATTCTTCACCTTTGTATACTTTTTTTGAGTCACGTTCTTCCTGCAAAAAGAGTTTTTCAATCGTATCAAATGCGTCTAAAAACTTACCCAAATGCTCACCTATGTCACCTAGCGCATCATTCGGATCAGTCTTCGCTATTTTCTGAACCTTCTGTACTTCTTCATTGAACTGAATCTTTTGTTCATTCGTTGGATTCTGAATCTTGCTGAATTGCGATTTCAGATCATCCAATACTTCTCTTACATCACCGGCTGCATTCTTTATATCCTTATAAAGTTTGCATCCGGCCTTTGCTGCCGCAATCGCAGTATTTGCCGCTGCGATTAGCGCGAAAGGCATTTAGTCGCCTAATATTCCTGTTGACGTTCCAACTATGGCCGAGCCAGATAACAAACCAACTGGTCGGCGCTGCGTTCTTTTTTGCAGTTCATCTAAAATGGCTCGTTGCTCTTTTGCATTAGTGGAAAATAAACGCTGTTGTAATGCTTCGGATGTTTCTCCGCTAATGCCTTTTGATCTGCCATATAAAGCGCCAGCCGTTGCCCTGAGAATACCAAGCGCATCGCCTCTAGCTGCATTCTGAGCAATTTGGGCAATCTCATTAGCATTTTCTTGAGATGCTAGTCGAGGCGCTGTTTCTGATCCACCAATAACTTTTTTAGCCGTTTTGCTTTGCTGATCCATTGCCTTAATGAATTGTGAAAAATCATTATATTTGGCTTGATCTTCAAAAGCTAATCTAACTAATCCCTTTTGATTGTCGCTTTTAAATACTTGGCGAGTAAAGTCACCACCTTTAAAATCGCCAGCACGGTTATTAATGTCGGCCATCATACCCATGCGGAAAGATTCTTTTTCAGCAGGGTTAAATGCTTTAATCTTTGCGGCAGCTTCTTTAGGGTCTAACTTTTGATATTTTTGACCCATTTGAAATGCGTCTTGAATTCTTTCTGAATCAGCATATTCAAGATTAGCTTTGCGATAGGCATCATTTTTTGTTTTTAACAAATCGTTAAATTCTTTTCTTGCTTTTGAAACATCGTTACCGTATCCAGTAACTTTTCCAGTAATTGCGTCGGTTTCTTTTTCAACAATGCGATCAAGACCAATTTTAAGTTGGTGCATAACATCCGTTGGAACACGGCGGTCGCTTAATAACGCATCTAATGGTGGCAAAGTTTCGCCACGCGCATCAGCGCGTTTAACTGCTTCTTTATACGCATTTTTAAATAGATCGCGATCCATAAATTTGCGGAAATCTTTGGCGTAAACGTCTTTGCTATAAGCCGCTGGATAAGCTGTTTTTGCCGCCAAACCTTGATCTTCAATTAACTTGTTTAGTCTTTCGTAACCATTGGAATTTATGTCTAAGCCAGCTTTATCAGCTAATGCTTTTACAACGTCATTTTTCTGGTCAATTAAACGGCTCTCTAAAAAATTTTGAGTGCCTGTTTTAGCTTTAGATGAAACAGCATAGGCGTTGTATGCCAACCCGCGCAGATTCTCGCCAAGATCAGCAATGGTGGCATTAGGTACGCCAATGCGGCGCAACTCATCTAACGCTGCCATTGCTTCATTAGGTGTTAGATTATCTTTTTGCAGGTAGTTGGCCAAAATGCGCGATCCAGCCGCAGGTTGGTCGCCAATGCCAGACGCATTTAATACGTTACGAATAAGACTGCCAGCACCTTTGATGGCTACTGGAACAGTGCCACCTAATACACCGCCAAAAATAGAGCCTTTGACCGTTTCCTCGCCAACATCTTTAGTGGCATAGCCATAGCCAGACGCTGCGCCTGTAGCCGTTCCTACAGCAGCGCCACGGCCTATTTGACCGCCAAATTTATCAAGAAGTAATTTTTCGCCAGCTAATGCAGATTGAGTACCAGTAGATGCTTGTTTTGCCTTTTGCAAAAATCCAAGTGGCAAAGCCATGCCGCCAGCAAACTCAATGGGTGTTTTGACGTTTGGATAGTCTTGGCCGAATTGCTCTTGTTGAGCGCGTAGTTCGTTTCTTAGCTTTTGATATTGAGGGCTGCTAATACTTCCAGTACGAAGAGCCGCCTCTATTTCATCAAAAGAACCTAAAGTTAAACCTTGAAAGCCAGCGCGAACTGTTTCAGCCGCACCAGAATAAGGAACGGCTGGCTCAAATACTGACGTAGATGCTCTTGGCTCTTCTACTGGCACACCTATAAATTTATCAGCCATTATCTGCTCGCTTGAGTTTTGGTCATTCTCTGACCTTTAGCATTAATGTAAATGGTTCCCGCTGGAATTTTAGGATCATTTAAAATTCTTTTCTCTTCTGCATCAGTAAACGCTTGCGGTTCAAATTTAGGAATTTCAATTACTGTTTCAGGAGGAGGTAATTTATTATTTGCGCGACGACCTGTAATTGATTTATACGCATCTCTTGCGCGATCAGCATTTATTCTTCGCAATGTTTCAATAGATTTTCCAGCGTCGGCCATAGATTCTGCGCTCTTTAATTCATTAGTAGCCCTTTGAGCATCACTATCTGTTTGCGTTCCTTTATTTAAACGCAAAGACTCATTAATTAACCTTGTTCTAAATCGCTCAAAATCGTTGCGCGCTACCACTTGAGCATCTTCTGAACCAGTTGCGCTACGAATAGAAATAAGCGCTCTATCTAATGGCCCAAATTTAATTTCTCCCGATCTAATAATTGACAGATATTTATCAGCTTCATTTGCCAAATTAATTGCGGCAGTTGCTTGTTCATAATCAGCATCTTCAGCTTTTGCAACAAAAGTCGGCAATGGCTTTAATGAGTCGGCCAATGCTTTTGCCTCTCTTTTATCTTCTAATCTTTGTGCATCTGCCGCTCTTTTATCGGCTGCTCTTTGTGCATCTGCTTCTCTTTTATCTGCCGCTCTTTGTTTTTGCAATTCTTTTGCGTCAGCGCCTCTTCTTTCAAGCTCTTCCAATCTTCTTTGATGGGCAAGCTCTAACTCTCTTGCTCTTTCAGCCGCTTTGTCTGCCAATTCTTGTCTGCGTTGTTCAGCCCTATCGGCTAATTCTTGCTCTCGAGCTGTTCTTGCTAACTTTTTATCTTCCGATCTTTCTAATACAGTTAAGGCTTTGTCTGCCGAAGCAAATTTAGATAAAACAGCCAATCTATCTGCTTCAGTTGCATCAGGTGGAAGAGCCGCCATTGCTTGACGATATTGATTTTCTCTATCAATTTCAGCTTGCGTCTTAGCTGCCGTAGCTGACTTTGCGCGCATATCAGCCATATTTTTGGCTAAATCATTAGCCGCAACAATCAACCCTTGAGCAAACTCAGGATCAAATTGTTGCGCCATTTCTGCCGCACGAAGCATTGAGTTTGGGTCTCTAAGATCGATACCTACTCCACCGTTAGCACCAGTTAGCATTTGCTGACGCATTGATATTTTGCGCAATTGTGGGTCTTCCATACCAAACAAACTGCCAGTCGCTTGACCTAACTGACCAGCGCCTTGATAGATGCCATAACTGGCTTTCTCAAATGGGTTAAGTTGAGCAAACTGAAGCGCACGATTTTGCTGCGCTTGTTGCTGCCTCATTTGATATTCTTCTGGCGATGTAAACAGCCCTAATATTTCGCTTGCCATGATTGCCCCTATAACGGATTATAGTTAACTGATCTTAAATCTTGATATGAGTCGAAACTTCGATCATCCCTTGTTCGTGGAGCGCCGCTAAAGTTTCCAGTATTTCCATATATCATGTTAAATCGCTCATCTTGTCGTTGTTGGTTTTGGTACGCATTAAGAGCATTAGCCGCGCCCATTAATCCAGTACCAAACGGGCTATACGCATTAGCTTGCTGCATAGTTTGCGCTGCACCTATTCCACCTGACATTAACGCTTGCGCTCCTGCGTTATTAACATTTCTGCCGCCAAGCGACGCACCAATATCCAATGGTTGCTGTCCTAGACTTTCTAATGTTTGCGCGCCGCTAAGGTATCCTGTAAATGGCGATAAAGCGCCAACCTGCCCCTGTTGGTATCGACCTAACAATCCAGCGCCTTCACCAAACAAACCTGCACCAAAGGCTACCTGTTGTTGACCTGCTTGTTGTGCTTGGCCAGCTAATGCAGCGTCTTGTTGAGCTAATGCGTTGTAATACGCTTCCATTTCTGGATTACTTGCGCTAAGACCTGCACCGCCGCCTGGGCGAATACCTGTTGCGCCAACAGACAAACCGCCGCGACCAGTATTAAACAGTCGATTTTGTAATTCTGCATACTGACGCTCACGGCTAGGCGCTAACAAGTCTTGTTGGCTTTGCATATACTGAGCCGCAACTGCTTCAGGAGACTGCGCTAGGTATTGACCACCCAAATTAAACAAGCCAGTAGCCGCACCAGTTAGTGGCTGATACATACCTTGCGCTGCTTCAGCTTGGCCTAACCCTTGATTGCTTAACGCCATCAAGCGATCTTGATACGCCCGAAGTTCAGGTGATACGGTATAACCAGCACCGCTTACACGGCCATCTGGCCCTGTCGTAAATTGGCTAGTACCGAATCGCGTAGTAACACCAACTGGCCTAAAACGTGATTCTTCAGCAGCAAGTCGCGCCGCTTCTAATTGCGCTCTAGCAGACGTAGATGCGGCATCTTTTGCCGCCTCACCTTGCAAATATCCACCAAGCAAATTTGCTCCGGCAGCAACAAAGGCCATTGGCATACTATTCCCCTCTAATTAAAATCTCATCCACTTTAGATGAGTCTTTCTCATCCGTCGCATGGATACAAAACCAGACACAATCGCTCATGGCTTTAATGCCGTGAACTACGTTTGCTTCAATATTTATACACGCTGGCGCGTCAATAATTTCAATGACGTCGCCTTTCATAACCGCTACACGACCTTTAGCCAAAATAGATAGATGACTAAAGTTGTGCGTATGCTTCAATATGGCCGTGCCAGCAGGGACAAACGCTTCCTTGGCATACAAGCCATCCGAAAAGTGGTGAGTAATCTCACCGCCAACATTCTCCAATACCGCGCTCATGCCGTGCGACGCCACATATAAACAACGATGTACGGCGGCAAGTTTGCATTTGTTGCGCTTGAACCTTCGGTGCTAATACTGGTGCTAACGCTGATGCCTGTACTCGCCGTGCTTGTGTTTGATGTGCCTTGTTTAGAAAGAGCTGATGATCCAGCATTTTGATCGATTGTGTGATTTTGGAACCCTATTGTGTGGTTGTGGCCAGGGTCGGTAACGCTTGATGTTGCGGTGTGAGTATGGCTAACCACAATCGCATTAGCAGAGCCGCCAGTTTCTTGCGCTGTATCAAACGCTGCATTACCTGCGTCAAGACCAACCATGAAGCGGCCAGCGCCAAATGCTGACCATGTACCAAACCCCAGCAACGTCGCAGGGTTGGTGCTAACCGCCGCATTGGTATAGATAGAGCCAACAGGATACAAAGCGCCTAATGCCGCTTGCACGAACCCTGTTGTGGCCAACTTAGATGTATTGTCGCCAGTTGTTTGCGTTGGTGCTGTTGGGCTACCAGAAAAGCCTGGGCTGGCTAAGTCAGCCTTAGTCGCAACAGCAATCGCAATATTATTAAATTCGGTGTCAATCTCAGTACCTTTAACAATCTTGGCCGCATTACCCGATGGCAGCGCGTCCTTAGATGCAAAGTCGGTCGATTTGGTATAGTCAGACATTGCCGCCCCTTAATTTATACGGCCACGTTTGGCCAAAATTTCAATCTTTTGAATAGATAATTCAAAGCCATTAACTTCTGCTTCATAGCCTGTCTGGAAAACTTTGCCTGAACCAGTAGCTTGTGAGAATAAATTTTGAATCACAATGCCACCGGCATACTGCGCAACAGGTACACCGTTAGCGCCATACTCAGCCGTGCCATATTCAGAAATACCTTGCGTTGGAACTGATACGTTCTGAGACAAATAATTCTCTGAAAAATCGTAACCCCATTTAATCGTTACCACTTGATCTGAACCGCCAATAGCAACAATGGATATGCGCTTAACAATCGACGTAACGGCCACATCACCTAAGTCGGCATGATTGGTGTAATACTGCATTCGATACGTGCTAGTGTCATCAAGATACCCGCCGTATTTACCAACGTAACCATTCTTACCAATCAATAGGTCGCCATTGCGTAACGCATACATTGCCGTTGGTTTAATGTCGTTCCACGTAGTTACCCGCGATGATCCATCCTGCATAACATTTCGCGTATCAAACACATAGACTTGACCCGCCGTTGGGAACGTCAATAAGTAGAATGCGTCTATTTCTGAATAAACGCCTTTAATATTTGCCGGCGTTTCACCTGCTACCAACTGCATCAAGTCATTACGAACATTCTTACTCAAGTCACGAAATGGTGCTGACTTTTCCTGAATGGTTCTAAGAACTGAGCGCACACCGCTGTTGGACAAAAATACGACATCGGTGTTTGTACTTTGAATCGAATCGCGGTATTGGCAACCGATACCTACCACGGTGTCGTACAACGACATTGTGCTAGGTGTTGTCGCACCTTGATAAACCAAAATCTGCCGCTTGCCAAAGATAAACAAAAAGCCGTTGTGCGCTGCTAGGCCGGTTATTTCATCAGCACCGTTAGCCCATACGTTATTGACGTTCAATGTACCTGCTGTGCCGCCCGTATAAATATGGCCAGCAATCAAATCAGAAAACGTCAGCGTTGTTTTATCTGACGTACTGTTAGCGATCCACAAACGACCATACGCAGAAATGCAAATATTTCCTAATGGAACCGTACCAGCATAGCCAGACTTTTCACTTACTCGGCGGTACGTTGTAGAACTAACCGCTGGGTCATAAATTATTGGGTCATGACCGGACTGAAAGAAATACGTTACTCCATTTAACGATGCGCACTGCCAGTTGTTGGCGCTAATGGTTGGTGCTGTACCACCACCGCCATAGGTCAACTCAGTAACGGTTGTGCCGCTTAATTTGAATATCTTATTGTTTCCAGCAAATAGAGTCGTTACCGATCCACCAGTAAGCACCAATTCGTGGATGACGCCAATATCGTTAGCGCCCAAATTGCCCGAACTGGTATTAACTTTCGTCCATCCCTTACGTGCGCCCATCCGACCGTACTTGTCCAGAATGCAGTTAATCGCAGTCAATGCAAATCCAGCCGCCAAATCCAATGGCGAGTCTTGCGTATTCAAGCCATAAAAGCCTGGTGCGTTAACGCTAAATCGTTCAAGTGCTTGACTCATACTGGAACAAACTCCTGTGATTCTGGATAGCGTGTAGCCTCTAGCGCAATATAATCAGCCAGCATAGAGCGGTACAAATTGTATGCTTCCGATGAAGATAATCCACCGTCCTCGCCACGCTCAACTAGCGCTCGTGCATAAGCATTTTGCTCAACCACTACATCAGGAACCAACACCGATGTGCCGTCAGATGTCAACGCTGCTTGTGGGATAGTTAGGAAAAATTTGATCGTATAGACGCCATCAGGGCGACCGTATAATTGAACTTCAACGTCGCCATTAGCATCAACACCCTCAAAGCAATACTGAGCTGGTATGTTGGTAACAATTGGTGTGAAATTCTGCTTTTGGCGCATGTCGGACACGCTAATATTTCGCATGACAACATTGCTAGTCGTATTTAGCGGATCACTTGATACACGGAATTTTTGACCTGCTCCGGTCAACGAATAGACATACGTATTGGCAACAGTAGTAACGGTTTTTTCTTGGCCGAGAACATTCCAATCGTAGGCGTCTTCGACTTGGCGCTTGGCATCATTAACGAACTTGCCGATAAGAGTCGAATACGCATCAAGGCCGACAGTTGATACCGTCGGCTCACGCAATCGCACCAGAATAGAATTTACAATTTCAAGATAGGTCATTCGCTTCCCCGCAAACCTTACAGAGCCAGCTTTTGCCTATCCCCAATGGGAAGAAGCCATCGCCCCTATTATAAAGAAATTACTTTATTTTTGGCTACCATTTAACTTTGTTTGCCCAATACGCCGCACTCATCTTGCCCTTGTCAATATTCTTGGCATGCCGCGCTTTGAATGCTTCATTGCGTTTTGTGCCGTCTGGGCTACCAGTAGCGCCTTGCTGGCCAAAACGAATCAGCTTAACTTCATCCCCATCCTTGGCTAGGACTACATGGGATTTGGTCGGGTGGCTTGGAGTCGCTTTAGGCTTGTTATAGCCAGCAAAATCCTCTTTACCGCGCTTAATCATTTTTTAGGCTTTTTTGCTGTTTTAGCCGACTGTACAAAATCAGCTTTTGTCGGCGCGCCTTTACTGCCTACTTTGCGCATCTTCTCACCCGATCCAGCTTTAATTCTGGCTTGCTTGGCGTTGATGTTGGCATAGAGTCCGTTTTTCATATTAACTCCGTAACGGTTACTGTAGAAGTGGTCACTGCGGCATCTTTAATAAAAGCAATCTTTTGCCCTGGCGTTACAGCAATAATTTCTGATTGATTATTGCCGATTAATGGGCTTGTTGTAATTGAAGCAGTTGGATTAGCTCCAATCGCAAAATGACAATGACCATTGGCGCAAGCAATGCGAATTAGGGTAGTGTTTGCGCCAAATGCAGTCATCTGTACGCTGCTAGTTGTTACTGTAGCCGCTTGGGTAGTACCCATAGAACCTACGCCCAAAGCCACTTGATTAGGGTCTAACTGAAATGTTGACATATCTTAATCCTTAGTTATAGCGTGGCATAGATTCTAGACTTCATTTTTGCCCCTTTTGCTTAGGTTTAGTGTGCGTCAAAACCTTACTGGTTTTTGTGTGCTTTTCGCCCGTCATTAAAGTTTTGCCGGACTTATGCGTTGCGCCGGTATAAAGTTTTCCGTCCGGCAAATAGTGCGGTACGCCCTTCATTACTTTTTAGCCTTGTTCTTGGCTGTGCGCATTCCACGAACTGGCATCTTTGTTTGGGTCATACCCATAGATGAGGATTGCTTGCTAGGCTTGCTAGCCTTTACCGTTGCTGTTTTGTAGCCGCTCATTGACTTACTATCTTTTTTTGATCCGTACATCATGACTATCTCCTATTTAAAAAAGACTCGATCCATAACAAATGCCGCCGCGCCGCTCATGGCTGACGCAATGGCCATACCGACCCAAAAACCGCCCTTAGACTTGTTGGCCATAGCTAATAGCTTTTTGACGTCATCGCGCAATGCGCTAACTTCAACTTGAAGCACTTCAACTTGAGCTTCTAGCTTGCCAAATTCGCGCAAATCGATATCAGACATTATCTATCTTTCTCGGCCTCCCAAGCCGTTTTTGAGCCTCCGGTGGGCGCATAACTACCTGATGAGATTCTTCGCTATCGCTTGAATCTTCAACCTCATCAATGCGTACATAACCGGCATGGCCTTTCATGCTATCTATATCGTGGGGCTGGTTAAACGTAACCATTTGACCACTTTGAAGGCATCTAAATGTAGCCATAACAACCTTTAAAAAATCAGGGGCCGAAGCCCCTGAATCTTATGCTAATGAACGAACTACAACGATGCGCAATGTTGACGATGCTAAGTCAGCGGTAGAGCCTGACTCATTTTGGATGCGGAATTTAACAGTATTGGCTGCGCTAACGTAGCCAGTAACAGTCAAACCAACCAAATCCACGCCCAATGATGCGCCAATGACCATATCGCCCAAGGCAACGCCTGGAACGGTTACGTCATCAGTTTCGCCAGCGCCATCTACTAACGAGCCAGCGTCAAGTGTAGCTGTTACCAGCCACGTATCAGAAAACAGGCCACGGAATTGATCGTTGCCTGCGCGTACAGTTACTGCCGATGCTGTTGCCATAGTATTTCTCCTAATTAGGTTAAAAACCCCCGCCCGAAGACGGGGAGTTTAATTAGGCAGGTACGGCCAAGGCGAATGCCGAGGACGATAAGGCTCCACCAACGGTTGCCGCAGTACGCATTGCTTTAACACCATACAGAGTGTCAGCAGTAAACAGAGTGCCCAAATACTCTTGTTTGTACTGAGTCTGCGAGCGAACCGCAACTTGCTCAACCAGAACCATTGCATCCTTGTGACCCATCAAGCAGATACGGTCGGTGCCTGAAGTGCCAGCGCCAGTATCAGCGTTTGACGAAACAAACACAGGGATACCGTACAAGTTACCGATCTCGCCGTTGCGGATTGCATTGCCATCACCGACAAATGCTTGCTCGGTGTAGCGAGCCAGACCCATCAATGTGTTGCGGCTTGATGGTGGGATCAGGAAGAAACGGCCATCCATTGGGGTGTCATTGTCGTCCAACCTTTGGATTGTGCGACGGATAGCTGCATCAGTCAGAGCGGCTGCATTAGACGATGTTGAGTTGTATGCAGTTGTACCGTTTGAGCCGATGAAGGCTTTGGTGGTTGTGTTGCTAGTTGCATAGTCGTCGGTGCCAACTGTTGCGCCGTTAAATGCACGACCCAATTGAACCAAGTTGGTATCTACTTGACGCGCTAGTGCATAGCCAGCATCGGCAGTGTAAAACTGACGCATTGAGTTCAGAGCTTGAATTTCAGCGATGTCCTCGATCAAACGGCTGTACTCATAGTGCTTGTCGATAGTCACTTGCACTTCAGTGTTGCTAGCAGCGATCAATGTCACTGCGTCGGTAGCTACTTTTAACGATGCCGAACCACGGGTTGGTGCTGGGATGTGGATCACATCGCCTTTTTTGCCACGGAAGTTCATCTTCATGACCAGATTGGCCAGAACAAGATTCTTCTTGTAGGACGCAACAATTTCATCACTCCAAATCTCTGGAACGAAGGTACCGGCGCTCGATACGGTTACGCTATTGGTTGGGGAAAATGCTGTATTTGCCATTTTATTACTCCTAGATCAAAAGTTTTATTTAACCCTGCCCTCTTGATATGCCAGCATAATTTCATCTGAAAGTGCGTCATATCGGGCTGGATCGTTCATTTTTAGCCGAATTAGGTCAGCACGTCGGTAAACTCTTTTTGAACTCTCACCACTTCCACCACTATCAACTTGCACAGATTTCATTGTTTGCTGGCGAGCCGTTGATGCTTGTTGGGTCGCTTGCTTCGTCTGAATACCACGCAACTCTTTATAGGTGGACAGCAATTCGTTAGCCGAATCAAAATCAAACTCTGCGTCAGCGCGCTTGAATAAATCCAAGCGGATATTTGACGATTTAACCCAATTAACGAACCCCTCATCGCGAACGACTTGCTCGAAATCAGGGTGTGCTTGAGTCAGCTTTTGCTGAGTCTGTAGCGCTCTCAACTCCATTGCAGCCTTGCGAGCTTCAATGATGTCAGGGTGCTTATCAATCGTATTACGAACTGCCTTTTGTGGGTCTTCATAGAAGTCCACTTCCTGCTCTTCCTCTGCAATAGGTTGCTGCCTAGAATTGAGGTTTTGCTTAATCAGTTCATCAGCCAGTTTCCGCACTTCGCCGACTTCTTGCGCTTGGCGTCCAATGATTTTTTCCGCTTCTTGGTGCATCTTCATAACGTCTTCAAGAGACTTATTCCGATACCTTTCAGGAAGGTCTGGTTTGTCATTACCAATCGTAGAGTCTAGCTTGGCTTCTTCTGTCTCTAACTCAGAAGGCAACTCATTTTCTGGATCAACTAACATATTAGGTTTCCTTTTCCTGCCATCTTTTGGTTCCCAGGATAATAATAAACAGGCCAGAATCTGGTTATCTGTTCGCTTTTTGCTCCGCAGCGAGTTTTTCTCGATGCCTACGGTCAAATTGGGCTGCGGCGGTCGGGAATGACCCCGACCAACCCTCCAATAAAAACGCTGGAGCGGATATTACACGGTGGGCGTTACCACCGCACTCGCATTGAACTTGAGCCATCTCATAACTGACCAATTTCTCAATACGATGCCCATTTTCACAGGCAAATTCATACATTCGGCGCATTTAAATCCTCATAAGCGTCAGAGCTGACTTGTCGCAAGTTTTTCAGCCATAGCAAAATAGAAAGTTCGCCTTTCTTGAATTGTAGACTTTTTTCGTCTTCAACAGCAGAAAGATTATTTAATGCGTTTACCATTTCGTCAATATCTTCTATCAAATCAAGCCACCCTTGAGTGGCCATCATTGAGAATCTATCTTCGTAGTATTTTTGTAGCTCTGGCGTCATAGTGCTTGGATGTCAGAACTTGTTAAAGAATTAAAATCGGTGCTAGTGATAGCCGGTAAATCCGTTGTGGCCAGCTCCGTTATTTGCTCTGGCTGAATGTACTCAACCCATTGCTCTTGCGATTGCGACCACGACCAATTACCAGCAGGTTTAGGATCACGAATAACCCAACCCGGTGGATACCACCACACTACTTCCTTACCCGCAGGACACTCAGGAGCATCAGCCACTTCAATCCAGCCTTCTGTGCCATCTGTCTCAGGCTTAGGTATAGAACCGTTTTTAGAATACATAAGTCACCTATTGAGTACCAAATGCTGCGGTTGGAGGTGTAAAGTTTGTTGTATAACGTGCGTAGCCTTTAGTTATACGTAGATCGTCTATATACCCATTTAAAACTTGTGTAGAAGCCTCAGTCCCGCCTACTGTAATTTGATTTACGTTAGAAGTGCCAGAGTTCCAATATATAGCACTTGAACTTGTTGTAGTTGTTCCAGCAACACCGTTAAAATATGGCGTAAACGTAGTTCCATTTCTTACTAAAGCAATATGTTGCCAAGTATTAAGGCTATTTGTTCCAATATTTACCGCGCTTGCAATATTCCATGTTGAATTGTTTGAAGATAAATAATAAACCCACGCCCCTCCGGTAGTAAGCGCAATGTGAAATGACGCGCCTGCATTAACACCACGACCAATAAATGTTTCTTGAGCGGAACCAGACAGCGCAATTACATATACCCAACCTTCAATAGTAAAGTCACCAGTACCAAAATCATATATGGGGCTGTTTGGCAATATTAAGGTGTCACCAGTTCCATCAAAGTACATCGACGTAGTACCCCACTTAGCCTGTGTCGTGCTTACCTGTGCATTGCCTACAGTCTCTAATACATTCTTAGCAGTAGAGTCGAAGATGCCGGAGTTGGTGAAGTTAAGCAATAACTTGGTATTGGTTACAGCAGTAGGTGGAGCGGTAGGCACAGTAATTGTTGTTTGTGTTGGATCGTATGCACCTGTTCCAGCAATAAAACGCTCACCAGAAACATAGCCTGTAAGTGTTTCTGTACCACCGCTATTTGCTCCAACGTACATATAAGTTCTATTAGTTGGTTTTGAAATAGCGTTTGTTGCAGTGCCGTCTCTAACACCGTTTACAAACAACGCAATGTTATTAGACGCATCTGTTGCAACAACAACGTGATACCACTGATTTGGTTTTCTTGTTGTTGCGCCATTTATAAATGTTGCGTAGCCAGAAACATTGTATACAAAATAAAATTTATTTACGTCAAACGCAATTG